CCACTGTTCATACTTCCATCAGTCATGTAAAGAACTCCATCACAGATGTGCATGTCTTGGGAGTTGTGGAATTTGATGACTTCAAAGATGTTGGCTATCTCTTCACGCCCGACGAGGTCGTCGGGGTCCAGGGTGTCCTGATACAATCTAACCTGGATGTTCTTAACAACTTCCTGAATGTCTTTGTTACAAGTGGCGTCGAACCTCTTGAAGTCTAGGGCAATTCCCTTGCCAGATATTTTGCTGAGCTCCCTGTAGAGGATGGATGTCTCTGTGTAGGGATTCATTCCAATCACAAAGGGATTACCCTTCTCCCACCTATGCCTACGAAGGCAGGCCTGGATGGGAGCAGCATACTTCCTCTGAAACAGGAACGCGTCTATGGGAGAGTTCTTTATACATCTGGTGCCACCTCTATCAGCCTTCTCTCCTGAAAGCAGTTCGACCTTGGTGTTGTCTTCTATCAGGCAGGATATCTTCATCCCATGTTTGGCTACACTCTCGATGACCTTCACTCGCTCCTTCATCTCTTGGGATACCTTGTCCTTTTTCCACAAGATGGTGTAGTTACCCGGAGATTGTTCTACTTTCTCCAGATAGTCACACTTTCTCGTTCTGTTGTCAAGTTTTCCGATGATTCCACAGCTCTTCTCTATGTTTATAGGGCCAAGGTTGCCGTACAGAGGATCGTTAGGGTTTAAAACTCCGTTGAGTACTTCTGAGTTGTTTAGCGGACGCAGTCCATGGGTAAACTTTCCGAAGTTCTTGACTAGAAAGTCTTCAATTTCTTTGAGGATGCCCTTGTCACATGGCTTGTGTTCGAATGCCAAATAACTAATCTGGTTGCCCAGTATATGAGGCTTTCCATCTCTAGTGGTCAACTTAGCTTTAGCATCTGAGGATAGCTCACTAACATTCTGAGGGGCAGGCTTGCACTGGTCAGGCAAAGTGGTGTGTTTATGGAGGGGACTCCTAATAAACCTCTCTTTGCTAGAGTTGCAAGGCCTCCAGAGTGCCGGACAAAATCCCAGCTGGACAAACCTGTCGGTTGCGGGAAGATCGAAAGCTTCTGCTGAAACATCCTTGATGGCCTCATAGTCCTTGTCCATAATGTAAAACTCTTCACCTGTAATGGGGTGCTTGGCTTTGTGTCCCACAAGCTCTGGTTTCTGAGTTATGCCCTGACGGATACTATCAGCTCCATCTGCTCTCATCATTTCTATTAGAGCATCCGAAGTGACTATGGATCCTATGGTCTCCCTCAGGCTGCGAACCAAGGTAGTGTGTATGGCTACGATTCTACGTGATTCCAACTTCTTATTGGTGAGCAGGTAGAATGAGCCGCA